TGAACATCGGCAAATTCGAGTTCAACTGGTTCATGCTGGTTGCCGTCATTGCACTGATCGTCTCGTTCGCTGTGCTGTATAAGACGCGCTTCGGCCTGCGCCTGCGCATGGTGGGCGAGAACCCAAAGGCCGCGGCCACCATGGGCCTGCGGGTTCACGGCATCAAGTACTGCGGCGTGCTCATCTGCGGCGCTCTGGCCGGCGTGGGCGGCGCCTACCTGTCCCTGGATCAGTTGGACATGTTCGTGCGCAACATGACCGCCGGCCGCGGCTACATCGCGGTGGCCATCGCCATCCTGGGCCGGTACAACCCCGCGCAGATCGTGCCCTGCGCCCTGCTGTTCGGCTTCTGTGACGCGGTGCAGATCTACCTTCAGGGCGAGGCCTTCCCGCCCCAGATCGTGCAGATGCTCCCCTACATTGTGACCCTGCTGGTGCTGGCCTTCGGTGTCAAGCACATCAAGCCCCCGGCCGGTGTCGGTAAGTACGACGACGAATAGAAAGCTGAGGTTGAGGTATTATGGAACAGATTCAGAACAACCGAGTCATTACCGATCTCTATCGGGAGAACGCCCAGTTCCCCGGCATCGCGCTGGATGGTTCCGACGTCTATCTGTGCTGGCAGCGCTTTGTGGACCGCCACGACAGCCTGATGGCCTCCTGCCGCCGGGGGGACGAGGCCGCCCGCCGGGTGCTGGCCCGCATTATGAGTTACGAATACCTGTGGCACAACATCCGTGAGGTGGGCGGCGCTTACGGCACCGGAATGCTGACCCGTGCCCAGACCGAGGGACTGTACACCTACCGTGACCCCCGCCTGACCGAGAGCTATGAGACCTTTGCCAAGGCCCCCGAGGTGCTGGCAGGCCGGGAGTACACTGAAAAAGACCTGACCGAGTTCATCGTGGGTGCGGTGTCCGAGATGGATTCGCCCAAAAAGCCCAACGCTGAGGCCAAGGAGCTGGACCGCCGGTACTTCTGCGGCATCACCGATGCCATGCTGGCCGCGGACCGCAAGGCCATGTGCAGCGTGACAGCTGAAACGATCCGGGCACAGGCCGCAGACCTTGCAGACCGGATGGCAAACGCTACCCGTGTGGTCTTTGGCAGCAAGGACGCTGTGGAAGCAGGCAAGCAGCTGTTTGACCGCATCGAGACCCTGTAAGCAGAACCGAAACTGAATCTGTAACGAAAGCAGGCACTTTGCCTTTGCCCCGGACGGGGCGGGCGGAGTGCCTGCTTTTTTGCGCAAAAGTCGCTTCACGCACCTGATGTGTCTGCGCGTGAAAAATCCGGGAGAAAAACGGAGATTTCCGCACGGTGCGATACAGCGATGAAAAATGATAGATTATTTTATACGGATGGGATTCTATGACACTAAAAGTACAAAACGGCCCTGCGAAAGTGCGCGCTGTTGCAGGGGACGAAAAGCTGGTATCCTTGTGCCAAGCCAAACAGAAAGGATGTGAGAACACAGGATGGCGCAAGCAAAACAGCCGGGCAGGGACAAGAGCCTTGCCAGCCTGCACAAGGCCACCGACACCCTGAGCACCATGCTGGCGCAGGAGGTCAAGGAGCTGAACGCCCGGCAGAAGGTCCAGCGTGCCGATGGCTCTGACCCCGCCCTGATGAAGGGGCTCAAGGAGGCCACGGCGGTGCTGAAGGATCTGGCCGCGGTGGCCAAGACCCTGAACGATCAGGGTGCGGATGCCGAGGCCCGGGCGTGCGGCGTGGTGCTTCTGCCAGCCGTGGAGGACGTATGAATGCAGAGATCGTATGGCGGCCCCAGCCCCGGCAGGCGGAGTTCATGCGCCGCCCGGAACCGGAAGCCCTGTACGGGGGCGCGGCAGGCGGCGGCAAGAGTGACGCGCTGGTGATCGAGGCCCTGCGGCAGGTGCACATCCCCCACTATCGGGGGCTCATCCTGCGCAAGACTTACCCCCAGCTCAGTGATCTGGTGGACAAGAGCATGGCTTACTACAAGCGGGCTTTTCCTGCGGCGCAGTACAACGCCACCAGCCATGTGTGGGTGTTCCCCAGCGGGGCAAAGATCTACTTTGGTTCCATGCAGTACACCAAGGACCGCACAAATTATCAGGGCAAGGCCTTCGACTTCATCGGGTTCGATGAGCTGACCCATTTCGAGTGGGAAGAGTACAGCTATATGATGAGCCGCAACCGCCCTACCGGCCCGGGCACCCGGGTCTACCTGCGGGCCACCACCAATCCCGGCGGTGTGGGGCACGGCTGGGTGAAAGCACGGTTCATCACGCCTGCCCCGCCTGGCACCCCCATTGTGGAACAGTTCCCGGTGCGGATGCCGGACGGAACCGAGAAGGTGCTGGAGCGGGCAAGGGTGTTTATCCCGTCCAGCGTGTTCGACAACCCCGCCCTGCTGGAAAATGACCCGGACTATCTTGCCAGTCTGGCAAGCCTGCCCGAAGCGGAAAAGCAGGCCCTGCTCTATGGCAGCTGGGACAGCTTTTCGGGGCAGGTGTTCACCGAGTGGCGGAACGACCCGGGGCATTATCAGGACCAGCGCTGGACCCATGTCATTGCGCCCTTTGCCATCCCCAGACACTGGAAGATCTACCGGGGGTACGATTTCGGTTTCTCGAAGCCGTTCTCGGTGGGGTGGTATGCGGCGGATGAGGAGGGCAGGCTTTACCGCATCAAGGAGCTGTACGGCTGCACGGGCCGCCCCAACGAGGGCCTGCGCATCGATCCGGTGGAGCAGGCAAGGCGGATCCGGGAGGCAGAGCAGAACGACCCGATGCTCAAGGGCCGCACCATTCTGGGGGTGGCTGACCCTGCTATCTTTGATGAGAGCCGGGGCGAGAGCATTGCCGCCATGATGGAGCGGGGCCCCCATTTTCTCCACTGGGTCCCCGGTGACCACACCCGGCTGGCGGGGAAGATGCAGTTCCACTACCGGCTGGCGTTCGATGGGGAGGGGCGGCCCATGTTTCAGGTGTTCAGCACCTGCAGGCACTTTATCCGCACCCTCCCGAACCTGGTCTATGACGAGAGCAATGTGGAGGACATCGACACCCGGCAGGAGGATCATATCTATGACGAGTGCCGCTATGTGCTGATGGAAAATCCCATCTCCCCGCCCCGGCAGACCGTGCAGCCTCCGGTGGGGGACGACCCGCTGGAGCTGCACCGGAGGGCGAGGGTGTATAGGGTATAAACCTCTCAGGCGCTTCGCGCCAGCTCCCCTGGTAGGGGAGCCAAGAAACGCTCTTGCCTCTCCTATTGGGAGAAGTGGCATTGCGAAGCAATGACGGAGAGGTTTACAGGAAGGAGCATTATGAGCGAATTGGATGACAAACTGCCGATTGGGGCAGAAGAGGTGGCAGAAGCCACGGCCATTTTACAGAAATACAAGGCCGGAAAAGCCGCGCTGGACAAACGCATTGTGGACAACGAGCTGTGGTTCCGGATGGGACACTGGAAGAACTACCAGAACCCCATGATGGAGGGCAAGCCCCAGCCTGCCAGTGGGTGGCTGTTCAACAGCATTGCCAACAAGCACGCCGATGCCATGGACAATTACCCGGCCCCCAACGTTCTGCCCCGGGCGGCAGACGATGCGCAGACCGCACAGGTGCTTTCCAGCATCCTGCCGGTGGTGCTGGAGCAGGCAGACTATGAGCAGGTGTACAGCGACACCTGGTGGCGCAAGCTCAAGCAGGGCACCGGGGTCAAGGGCGTGTTCTGGGACCCGGAGGCCCGGGGCGGCGTGGGAGAGATCGCCATCCGGCCCATGAACCTGCTCATGCTTTACTGGGAGCCGGGCGTGGCGGATATCCAGGCCTCGCCCCACTTTTTCTCTCTGAGCATGGAGAACACCAAACAGCTGGAAAGCCGCTGGCCCCAGCTGAAGGGCCACAGCGCCAGTGTGCTGGATGTACCCCGTTTTCTCCACGACGGCGGGCTGGACACCACCGAAAAAAGCGTGGTGGTGGACTGGTACTACAAAAAGCCGGACGAGGCCGGACACACCCTGCTCCACTACTGCAAGTTCTGCAACGGTGTGGTGCTCTACGCCAGCGAGAACGACCCGGCCCTTGCCGGGCGGGGCTTCTACGACCACGGGAAATATCCCTTCGTGTTCGACCCGCTGTTTATGGAAGAGGACAGCCCGGCGGGCTTTGGCTATATCGATGTGATGAAGGAATGCCAGACCGCTATCGACAGGATGAACCATGCCATGGATGAAAATGTCTTGCTGGCATCCAAGCAGCGGTATGTGCTCAGCGACACGGCGGGCGTGAACGAGGAGGAACTGGCGGATCTCAGCCGGGACATCGTCCATGTGGCCGGGCGGCTGGGAGACGAGAGTTTCCGTCCATTGCAGACCGCCGGTTTGCAGGGGAACAGCCTGAGCTACCGCAACAGCCGCATTGAGGAGCTGAAGGAGATCAGCGGAAACCGGGATATGACCCAGGGCGGCACCGCAGGCGGCGTGACGGCGGCAAGTGCCATTGCGGCCCTGCAGGAGGCGGGCAGCAAGCTCTCCCGCGATATGCTCAAAAGTGCCTACCGGGCCTTTGCAAGGGAGTGCTACCTCATCATTGACCTGATGCGGCAGTTTTACGATGAGGAGCGGGTGTTCCGTGTCATCGGGCCTGCCGGAGGCAGAGAGTTCGTGCCCTTTTCCGGGGCAGCGCTGCGTGCCCGCCCCATGGGACTGATGGGCGGCGTGGAGCTGGGAAGCCGGGAACCGGTGTTTGATATCGTGGTGAGCGCCGAGAAGAAATCCACCTTCAGCCGCCTTTCCCAGAATGAAACGGCGAAGGAGTGCTACCAGCTGGGTTTCTTTGCACCCCAGAATGCCGACGCGGCCCTGGCGGCACTGGAGATGATGGACTTTGAGGGCATCGAAAAAGTGCGCCAGAGGGTGCGGCAGAACGGCACGCTGGCACAGAAGCTGACGGCGGCCCAGATGCAGATCGCGCGGTTCAACGAGAAATTGAGCGGCGCGGAGGAAAATCTGAGCACGAGAGCATTGGCGAAGAACCTCTCCGGCGCTTTGCGCCAGCTCTCCTGACAGGAGAGCCAGGTTCACGCTGCTGCTGGCTTGCCTCCCCTATGAGGGGAGGTGTCACCGCAGGTGACGGAGAGGTTTTACATGAGAAGGAGGCAGAAATGATCAAGGTGAATTATACGGAATTGGACGGCCCTTACGGCCCGGCCATGCGTCTGGAGGCGGCGGGCCATGCAGGCTATGCCCCGGCAGGGCAGGATATCGTGTGTGCCGGTGTCAGCACCCTGATGCAGGCACTGGTCAGCCTGCTGGCGGGCGAGGAAAACGCCCACAGCGATGCTTTTGACGAGCCCGATGGCCCCCGCCTGACGGTGACTGCCGCCCGGCCCTGTACCGCATGGGTCGAGGGAGCCTTTGAGCTGGCCAAGGCGGGCTTTGCCCTGCTGGCCGAGCGCTACCCGGACAATGTACGCTTTGCCGACCGGAGTGCCCGGGGCAAGCAGGAGATGATGGACCTGCAGCTGTTTGCTGACGGCGGCGAAGTGGCTGCCCCTGCCCTGAGCGCGGCTCAGGAACAGCAGGCTGTGGCATCGGGTACCATGAAGCCCGGTGAAAAAGCGGACGCAAGGCAGGAGACGACCGCCCCGGAGGGGGAGAAGGAGGTGAAAGAGAACGAACCGGTCAAGGCGAAAGAAGGGCAGGAACAGGAACCGCCCCGCCCTGCGCTGCCAAAACGTTTCCCGGGAAGCCAGGCTGTGGATGCACTGCACCGGCGCTGGGCTGCCGAGGAGGCCATGATGCGCCGGGCGGTGCCGGAGTTTTCCCTGCAAAAGGAGCTGGCAGACCCCGAGATGCGCCGCCTGATGCAGCTGCCCGGGATGCGGATACTGGATGCCTACCGGCTGGCCCACTACGGGGATGCCATGCGCCAGACTGCCCGCACTGTGGAGCAGGGCGTGGTGGAGCGCATCCGCCAGCGCGGGGCGCGCCCTGCTGAAAACGGCACCCACCCCGGCAGCGCCGCCGTGACCGGTGCGGATGTGAACCGGATGACCCGCAGCCAGCGGGAAGCGCTGGAGCGTCAGGCGCTCCATGGTGCAAAGATCAGTTTTTGAGGGAAAACCCTCTCACCGCTTCAATCTGGCTTTGCCAGCGCCTTGCGGAGCTCCCCCGAAGGGGGAGCTTGAAATCAATGAAAGAAAGGATAATGACTATGAACAACTTCAACATTCAGCTGTTTGCCGAAACTCCCCTGAACTCCACCACCACCATGACCCCGGAGATGAAGACCTTCTACGAGAAGCGCCTCATCGACCAGGCAGAGCCCCGGCTGGTGCATGACCAGTTTGCGGATTACTATCCTGTGCCCCAGAACGGCGGCAAGACCATCGAGTTCCGCAAGTACGACAGCCTGCCCAAGGCTTCCACTCCGCTGACCGAGGGCGTGACCCCGGACGGTCAGGCACTGAACGTGACCACCATCACCAGCGACCTGCACCAGTATGGCGGCTGGACCCCGCTGACTGACGTGCTGCAGATGACCGCCA